CGTCGTCAAGGTGGTGCTCCCGGTCAGAGCTTGTTTGGTACTAAGTTTCCAAACGTAGCTGCTGAGAACTTGCAACTGTTTGACAAAGCTCGTCAGCTTTCTGATGAGAGCACAGGCTTGCCTTCATTTGCTCATGGACAAACTGGTGTGTCTGGTGTTGGTAGAACAGCGTCAGGTATTAGTATGTTGATGAATGCTGCCTCTGGTGGTATTAAGACAGTGATTAAGAACGTTGATGATTATTTGTTAGCTCCACTTGGTAAAGCTTTCTTTAACTTCAATATGCAATTTGACTATGACCCTGAGATTAAGGGAGACTTGGAAGTCAATGCACGAGGCACTGAAAGTTTGATGGCTACGGAAGTGCGTAGTCAGCGATTGATGCAGTTTCTCCAGATTGCAAGCAGTCCAGCACTTGCGCCGTTTGCTAAGTTCCCTTACATCATTCGTGAAATTGCTAAGAGCATGGAACTTGACCCAGACAAGGTAACTAACAACATGGACGAAGCAATGCGTCAGGCTTATTTGCTACAACAGAATGCTCCACCTCCCGCTGCTGGTGCTCCTACACAGGGCGTTGGTGGCCCTCCCGCTGTAAGTGATACTGCTGGTACTGGTGGTGGAAACATTGGTGTTGGACAAGCTCCTGTTCCGGGTGAGCAGGGATTCTCTGGTAATGTGGGTGGGCAAGGTGTTCCTCCTGAAATGCAATAAGTATGAACAAGCAATATCTTCCCAAGCTAAAGCAGCTTGCTAACAATGAACTTCAATGGAATGCTTTCCTTGAAATGCTGGAGTACAACATTATCCAGCATCAGCGTAAGCTTGAGCAAGCTGGTGACTTGGTTGATGTCTTTAAAGCACAAGGTGCCATTGCTGCATTGCGTCAGCTTAAATATTTAAAGGATGAAATAAATGTACAAAGAGCAGACTGATAAGATGATTGCTGACGGTGGTGTCATGCAGCAAGGTGGTACTAAAGATGAAGTAAGCGGTAACGATGTTCCTGTTGGTTCTTTGAAAGAAGAAGTAAGAGATGACGTAGATGCCAAGCTTAGTGTTGGTGAGTTTGTTGTACCAGCAGACGTTGTTCGTTACATTGGTTTAGAAAACCTAATGAAGATGCGTGACAAAGCTAAGGCTGGTTTGCAGAAGATGTCAGACATTGGTCAGATGGGTAATGCTGAAGAAGCTAAGACACCTGAAGACGAAGAAGATGTTACAGAGTTTTCATCTGCTGTAGATGATGTGATGGGTGAAGAAGAAGCTGATGTGAAGATGGCTGCTGGTGGTTATGTTCAAGCAGAGAATGCTAAGACATATGCCAACGCTCCATTGAAAGGCTTTGAAATGGTGTCATTAGTTAATGATGCTGGTAATGTTATTTTCATTCCATATGTGAATGGTAAGCCTCAGTTGTCTATTCCTTCTGGATATAAAGTTAAGACTGGTGCTGTAGATACAACGGCTGCTGCTGTCACTGCTCCGACTGGAACACCGTCTACTACTGGTGGTATGTCGTCTACTCCTTCTGAGGGTGGTGGTGGTGATGGTACGCCTAGTGCCCCTGCTTCTGACTCATTACCGGGTACACAATCTACTCCTTCTGTTACACCCGGTATGGTATCAACACTTGGTGCTGTTATTGGTGGGCCTATTGGTGCTGCTTTAAGTTTTGGTAAAAACATAGCATCAACTACGATAAACGATGCATTACACGCAATGGATGTCTCTGTTAATCAAGCATTGGCTGTTTCTCAATTAGGGCTTACACCATCTGAAGTTGCAACAACTGTAGGTCAAGCCGCTATTGCTTCTACTATTGATAGCACTCCTAATATGGGGGAAGACGTAGGAACTACAGCAACTACTGGCCCTGCTGGTACAGGCTCTGCTGCTGTTGCTGCTGCTTCAGCGGCTGCTGACGCTGCTGCTGCTAATGGTATGTCTGCTGCTGCGATTGGTGCTGCATCACAAGCTGCTGCTGACGCTGCTCTTGGTGGTGCTAGTCCTTCTGCTGCTGCTACGGCTGGTGGTGCTGCGGCTGCTGCTGCTCAAGGTATTGCTGATAGTGTCGCTGCTAATGATGCTGCTATTGGTGTTACTGGTGATGTTAGTGGTGGTGGTGGTACTGGCCCCGGTGTAGGTACAGGTAGTGGTATTGGTGGTGGAGATACTGGTGGAGTTAGTGGTGGTGGTGGTGATGGCAGCACAGGTCTTGCTTAATATATAATATTTAAATAGATATACCAGAGATGGGCTAGTATATCTACATTAATAATAAACCCATCATTACTGGCTACCTATCTCCCCAACTTCGTTGGCTACGGATGCCCCAACTTTAAAGAGAAATATATGACTGAAATGGTTATGGATAAGAAAGAACAAGCAACAGCTACTTCATTTGGTAAACGTAATGCAAACGTTGACCGTATTGCTAAAGAAGAAGAAGAGATTAAACAACTACTTTCTAAACAAGCTGGTACTACTGCTTCTGATAATAACGAAGACAACACTCCTGAACCAGCAGATGCTGAAGAGCGTAGCTTTAAAAAGCGTTATGGTGATTTGCGTAGGCATTCACAACAGCAGCAAACAGCTATGCAAAAACAGCTTGATGATTTGCAGAGTCAACTTCATACCAGTACAGAGCAACAGATTAAGTTTCCAAAGACTGAAGATGAACTAGCTGCTTGGGCAAACTCTTATCCAGATGTAGCACGCATTGTTGAAACCATTGCAATGAAGAAAGCTAAAGAACAGAACTCCGCTTTGGAAGAACGCTTCAAAGCCCTAGATGAGCGTGAGAAAACTACAGCTAGAGATAAGGCTGAGAATGAATTGATGAAGGCTCATCCAGACTTCACAGCCATTCGTGACAGCGACGAGTTTCATGATTGGGTTGATGAACAACCTAAATGGGTACAGGATGCTTTGTATAACAACGACACCGATAGCAGGTCTGCTTCACGTGCCATTGATTTGTATAAAGCTGACAAGAACATTAGCAAGTCTACTAAACGTGAAACCAATTACAACGATGCTGCTAAAAGCGTCAACACTCGCAGTGCTAAATCTGTTCCGTCTAACAACGATTCAGAAGGTGTCTACTACGAGAGTCAAGTTAATAAGATGACGATTCACCAATATGAACAACATCAAGCTGCCATTGATAAGTCAATTAAAGCTAATAAGTTTGTTTACGATATTAGTGGTTCGGCTCGATAGTTTGACATCATTAAAAATATGATGTTATAACTATAAGTAATAAGGATGGATAGGGTAGCTCTCTATCTGTCTTTAGTGATAGAGCAATGGCAATTCCGTTGTTGCTCTTAGTTATGCAAGTTTTGTAAATAGTAGAACACCCAGAACAGTTAGCCCTCAAACACAAGGTATCTAGAAGCCTAGTGTTTGCGTACCTAAGTAATATGGCCCTGTATTTTCCGACTAGCAAATATGTTTAATATTTAAGGAAACTAAAATGGCATTCCCATCAGCAGTAGGTTACGGCAATTTGCCCAATGGTAACTTCTCTCCCACAATTTATAGCAAGCAAGTTCAAGTTGCTTTCCGTAAAGCTTCCACTATCGAAGCTATCACCAATAACGATTACTTCGGTGAAATCGCTAACATGGGTGACAGCGTTCGCATCATCAAAGAACCTGAAGTGTCGGTTCAAAACTATGCACGTGGTACACAAATCACTGCACAAGAACTTGCTGACGAAGATTTCACTTTGGTCGTTGACCAAGCTAACTACTTCGCCTTCAAGATTGACGACATCGAAAACGCTCAGTCTCATGTAAACTTCATGCAAATGGCTTCTGACCGTGCTGCCTATCGCTTGCGCGACCAGTATGACCAAGACGTTCTTGCATACCTCACTGGCTTCCAACAAGCCAACAAGCACGAGAACGGCAGCGTTGCTCGTACTACTGCTCCCGGTACTAAGGCATTGACTGCTGCTGGTGCTGACGAGTTGCTGGCTTCCATGAAGCTGAAAAAGGGTAGCTTCGGTAACATCACCACCGCTTCTGCTGGTGAGCATTCCATTCCTTTGGCTGCTCGTTTGCCCGGTGCTACTGCCTTGCCAACTGACGTTGCTTCTCCTTTGATGGTGATTGCACGTATGGCACGTTTGCTTGACCAACAATTCGTTGACGGTCAAGGTCGTTGGTTGGTTGTTGACCCAGTGTTCGTTGAACTCTTGAAAGACGAAGACAGCCGTTTGCTCAATGCTGACTTCGGTGGTTCTGGTCTGCAAAACGGTTTGGTTATTAACAACCTGCACGGCTTCCGTGTTTATGTTTCTAACAACCTGCCTAAGATTGGTACTGGTGCTGGCACTTCTGGTGCTGCCAATCAGAACACCAACTACGGTATCATCGTTGCTGGTCAAGAAGCTGCTGTTGCCTCGGCTCAGCAAATTACCAAGACTGAGACATATCGTGACCCTGACAGCTTCGCTGACATCGTCCGTGGTA